CGTTTCTCGGCGTTTGCCATAAAGTTTTTCGCCCAACTGCTTTACGAGCTCGCGCTCGGGCCATGTCAGCCGTTCATCGTCGATAGAGACGGCGAGCAACCCCTGATCGTGCCAGCCGTCACGTTTCACTTCCTCCGGCGGACGTCGTTCGCCGCCATAGCCTTGGGGGAGCCATTTCATGGCGTCACCTCCGGGAGCAGCGCGGCGTAGCCGATCACGTCGATCACGCTATCGCGATGTGTCGGGTCGTGCCCGAGCCGTGCCAGTTTCAGATCGATCATGCACAGCGCGACCTGCGCAGGCGTCACGGTCATACCCAGCGTCAGCGACCAGCGCGCCGCAATAGCGCCCAGCGAGTCGACAGGATCGCCGTAGGCCGCGCTGCGCTGCGTCAGAACGAACACGGCGTCGTCGAGCGTTTTGATCGCGTTCATCGCGCGCCGCCTTTCGTCTCGATGACCCAAAGCAGGATAGCGATGGCGTCTGCTTCGTTATCGTCCGCCGGCGCGAAGCCGCGCGCCTTGACAGCCTCAATCACCGCTTCCTTGCCAGCGTTGCCCTTGCCGGCGATGAATTTCTTGATCGTGCCGACCGGGACGCCTTCGTAGGGGATCCCGCGATGCTCGCACCAACCGGTGAGCGTCGCGAGGAAGCCGCCGTAGATGTGCGCGGCGTCGACGCCGTTATGGCGCCGCACCTCCTCGAAATGGATCGAATGAATTTCGCCGGCGTAGCGGCGCAGCTCCTCGAGCCATCCACGAAAGCGCAGGTAGCGCATGCCGCCCCCGTCGTAGCGGCTCGGGCGGAACACCGCCGTGCCGCTCGTTGCGACGCCGTTTTCGGGCATTAGCGCCCAGCCGGTCGTGGTTCCAAGGTCGAGCGCGAGGATTGCGCCCGGCCGGGAAATCAGGGCGCCAGCTATCTTTGGGGTTGATTCCGGTGCGGACAAAGCGGAAGTCATCGAAGCCATGGTTGGTCTCCGTTGTTGGGGGTCATCGGTGGTGGAGGACGGCGGCGGCCACAGCGGGTCGCATTGCTTCGGCTGCCGTCGTCCGAACGTGTTGGAGCGTGTCAGAACGGGATGTCGTCTCCTTTCGACCAATCGAATGGTTCGTCGGTGCGCACGCCGGTGACGACCGCGCCGGGAAAAACGCGTTTGGCTTCGAGCGCCTCAGGTCCGAGCGCTTCGATCAGCCCCCCGATCTCGGCGAGCGTGAAGGCGGGAAGGCCTTGCGGGACGGTTTCCGAATGGGCTGCGTCCCGCACGATCGCGATCAGCTCGCCGCTGCCGGGCAGCACAAGCTCCCACACCTCCGCCGCCTTTGGCTCAGCGCCGGATTCGATTGCGGCGCGTTCGAGCGTCTCCCACGCGCGTTGCATCGCCTCGGTCTGGATCCGGACGAACTGTTCCTCGCCGCTCGCCACAGCCGCCTCGACGCGCGCCTGCTGCTCGTCGAAGCGCAGGCGCAGCGGATCAGGCGCGAGACGCCGCAACCGACCGACGCCCCAACGCCGCTCCATCGCGGCGCTGACCCCGGCAAGTCGATCGACCATCGATCGGATGATCAACTCAACCGGGGCCGATGCGCGGGCCGCGAGATCGAAACGGGCGTCGCGCCGACGCACGGCCCCGCGGCTCATGACGCGCTCCCCGGGGCCGACGCCGAGCGCGCGACAAAGCGCGGCGAACGGGGCCCCGAAAGGGGGAGCAAAAAGCGCGTGTTTCGCGCTTTGCTCTCCCCCTTTAGGGGGAGACTTTTTTGAAACATTGAAACACTGAGACTTTTCAGCGGTTTATGATCGAATGTTTCAAACGCATTTTTCTGGCGTGAAACACTCAATGAATTCAGTGTGTTTCGCAGTGTTTCACGGTTGAAACACAGATCGCGGTGAAACATCGTTTTACTCCCCTTCGTGAGTGTCAGCGGCGACGTTCGCCGACCCGGAAACAGGCCGGCGGAAGCGTCGCAGGATGGCGCGCGCGTTCTTTTCAGCGAGCAGGAAACCGTGCTCGCCGCCGCCCGAAAAAACGGTCACCGACGCTTCGCAGGCGGTGATGATTGCCCGGCGCAGGGTGCTGTTGGCGCGCTGGTTGCCTTTGTTGTCGACCTGCCGGAAATGTTTGAAGCGGTCATCGCCGCACCATGCGAGCAGCTTCGCAGCGCCATTCAGCGTAATCTCCTCTCCCTCGACCCGGGCGAGCAGGCAGGCGATGATCGTCTTGTCGGGTTGATCGCCGATGGCGACGTCAGGCACATTTTCTGCAACGCTGAGTTCGACAGGCTGGAGCACGCCGACCTGATCGCCATTGGGAAGATCGACGCCGATTTTTTTGAACCAGAGCGCCTCCGGGCTAACGAGACCCAGATTGGCCTTGGCGTCGTCGAGACGCAGAAAGAGGTGCCGCTCGCCCTCTGCGATCCCGTAAAACTCCGCGTCTTTGTCGCTCATACCAAACAGCGTCTGGACAACGCGTGCGACGCCAACCAGTGCGCTCGCGCCTCGCGCTGCGTTCATGTTGCCGGCATACCCATCGCTCGCGCCCTGCGGCGGTTTGGCGGTGTGGTGGACGAGAAGAACAGCGCAATGGGTCGCCCGTGCGATCTCGCGATACATGGCGGCGACGACCTTGATTTGCTCGTTGGAGTTTTCGTTCACCTCGTGGGTTTCAACGAAGGGGTCGACGATAAAGACGCCGATCTCGCTTTCCCGGATTTTCTCGATACATGCATCGACATCGGGCAGACGGATAACCATGCCGCTTTTATCGGCGCGGGCGAGAAGCAGCGGCCGATCGGCGCCGGAGTTGAGCGCGACCCTGTTTCTAATTTCCGCGAAGGGGATGGCGTGATGCTGAATTACGGCCCCAAGTCGGCGCTTCAGTTCATCGGAATCGTCTTCGGTGTTGTAGACCCACGCCTTCACCTGTTCATGGACAGGCTCGCCTGTAATGTCGCGACCGGTAGCGAGCGCAACGGCGCGGGCGACGCCATGGGTGGATTTTCCGACACCCGCAGGTGCAACAAGCAGGGTGAGATGTCCGCGCAGCAGGGCGCGGCCCAGTAACCAGCGCCGGCGCGGCAGCATGGCGATGTTGAGACTGTCGAGAAAGGTTGGCGTGAGCGGCGTCACGTTCTGCGCTGGCGCCGGCGCCTGATCTATCGCGATGACCGGATTGGGCGCATTCCATTTGGCGCGGCCCCCGGCTATCATAGTCGCAACCTCGCGCCGCGTCTGCGCGGCGGTGTAGCCCGGCAGCGTCATCGCCTCGGCGGCGGCGGCGATTTCCGTATCGCTCCAGCCGCGCGAGACCCAATGGCCGACAAGCCGCAGCATATTGTCGTGCCAATGGTCGCCCGAGCGGATGCGCGCCATACAAGCGTCGACCGAGACGCCATTGGTCCCGATGTGGAGGTCGCTCCCGATAGCTGCTTGCATCGGCGCCGACGCGTCAACGGAATGAGCTGTTATCGGCGCATGTGCGACGGCAAAATTATCCTGGCTGGATGCGGCGGGCGGCGTCGGATTTGGAGCAGGCGCGGCGGCCACACGGGAACGTGCCGGCGTCAGTTCCGGTTGCGCGGGTGGAAACGCCTTGGCAATTCTTCCCGGGCTGTAAGAATTGGGTCCGCCGGCGTTGTTTTCGTAAAACTCCGTCAGTTCAAGCACGCGCCCCTTCTTGCGCGGCCACGCAATCGATCCGCCAAGCCGCATGACGCGCCCCGGATTGACCACCATGACGTCGCCGCCAAGCGCCAACGCCAGCGCGCTGTTCTGTGCCCGGCACAGATTCGGATCGGTGACAGGATGATCGAGTCGCCACAGGATCTGCGCGCGGGGATGGGGCGTCAGACCGGTGAAGATGACGGCGGTCGGCGCGCAGCAGCGGGCGCGATATTTCTCCGCCGCCTCGCGCACGACATCATCGTCGATATCGACATAGAAGGCGGTGAGAGCGTAAAAATCCTTGTCGCTTCCCCGACCGAAGGGCGCGGTGTTGGGATGACGCAACGCCTGACCGATATAGACATTCTGGCCCTGCTTGCTGTTTTCGACGACGGCGCGCTCGAGAAGCTTGTCGAGGGTAGCGACGGTGAAGATTTCGGCATGGCTCAGACGACCGTCGTAACCGTCGGTCCACGCCAGTTCGACCTTGGCGTCATCATAGGCGATGTCGAGCCCGCCAAAGAGATGCTGAAGATGCCGGCGCATCGCTTCTACGTTTGGCTGCAGCATGGGCGCAACATTCGTCGTTTCCATTACAGGCTCGCGGCGGGACCGGGAAAAAGGTGGGAGAGCCGAAGCTCTCCCGGGTTTGCGGGACGGATCAGAAAATTGTTTCCGACAACGGCGCCGACGCCGCTGCAGCTGGCGAAGGAGGCGGCACATGTTGCGCGGGCGATCTTGCTGGCGCCTGTGTCGCGCCGCCGCGCCACACCTCGTCCGCCTCCACCGGACTGACGTTGGGCAGATCGTTCGGGCGATCGACCCACTGCGCAATAACGAGTTTTGGACGGTAATTGGTGCCATGCCGATCTTTCATCGGCTCGACCGTTTCGCAGGTGATAACAGGAAGCTTGCCGCGATTCGCGCTGCGCCCGGCTTCCCATTCCGCGTAGACATCCTTGAACGCATTGGCGAGATGGATCGAGTTGCCGCCAAACTCCGCTGCGCCGCCCAGAAATTTCAGGCTATAGACCATCATCACGAAGCCGCGCCTGAACCCCTCACCCGGCGATGGCGCGGGCGTTTGCAGATCGGGGTCAAACCGCCGCTGCGGCGCCTGTCCCTCCTGAAACTTCATCCAGCCAGTTGCGATATTATCGATATCGGCGACAAAGCCGAGCGGCATCGGGATTTCTCTGTCGCCATCGCCGCCGCCATCACGAAGGAACCAGCGTCCGGCTTTTGCGTTGTACTTGATAAATGTTTTCAAGCCGCCACTGGCGCCGATATTGAGACCCATGACTATTCTCCTTTTTCGTTGCTCTAGAAACCGAAAATCTCCGCGCCCTGCGCGCGCGTTACAGGGTTGCTCCAGTAGAAGCCGTCATAATCGGGAACGAGGAGGTTACTCAGTTCCTGCGGGTCCCGAGACAGGCGCAGGAAGCGTTCGAGGCGCAGAGCGATTTGCCTCAGCGCGATGATCTGACGATCGATTTCCTCGCGCCCGAGTTCATAGACGGTGACGGCGCGGCCATCTTTCTTGCCGGCGGACGGCTTCACATAGGCGAAACGCATCCCGTAATTGCCGTGCGCGCGGGCGTAGATGGCGCCTTGTCGCGCGTGCGATTGGGAGATAGCGGAGGGAAAGCGTTCGCTGGTCTTGAGATCGACGATCAGACCGTGCTGGTCGAATCGCCAATCAATGAAGCCAATTAGAGGGACCGGCACATCGTCGAGACGATATTCGACCCTGTCCTGGTAAGCGGTCGGCACGCCATATTGGCGAAGCTCAGCGAGGCCGTGCTCAACGTAGCCGGGGATATTCTGGCGTTCGCTGTCGCGTTTCTCGTCAGCGAGCAGCGCCATTTCCCGGTCATAGGCGGAAAGCGCCAACGCTACGCAATCCTCCAGCGTCTTCGTCGAATCGATCAGTCCCGCGTGTACGCCTTCTTCGACCGCCTTGCCCCGCGCCATAAGCGCGTTGCCGGGACCGCGGCGATTCAATAGCCGCTCCATCACCCACAGCGCCGGTTCCGCCGCCCAGAGGTTCAGGGAAGACGCCGAGAGGTGCCTGACGCCATGGAGATCAAAGCCGTTCTGGATGGTCACCGGCCCCTCCCTCAGCCGACAAGGACGGACAAGCGTTTCGCGCAGCCGAGGGCGTGCAGATCCT